CCAGTCAGTTGATTGTAATAGTCCAGCAGTTTGTTGTTTAGATACAGAAATCTTTTGAGATTTTAAACCTTTAGTTACTACTTGTTTTCCATCTCTAATTATTAGTTCGCCATTTTCATTAGTAGCATTAACATCTTCTAATTGTTTAGGAGTTGCAGTTCCCCATTTTCTAATTGCTTTACCTTTTTTAAATTCAAATATTTCATTAGTATTATTGTAGTAAGATTCATCTTTTAAATTAGTAGAATCTGTTTCAATTTCATAAATACCTATTGCTTCTTTTTCTTCTTGTGTCCAAGCAGTAAATATTTGAGAAGAATATTGATTACCATTAAGTTCAAATGGTTCTGGGTTTGAAAATACTTTTACAATTTCTTTATCAATTACAAGTGCGTACATATTATGTTAAGCTAAGGTTTAAATTTCTACCAGTCTCGTGCCATACAGTTCCATTATATCTAAATACAAATATATCAGCTTTAGATACTGTTGTTGTTAATGTAGGTGCAGTACCACCAGTAAATACATAAGCTGAGTTCCAAGTTAATGTTCTTGAACCAGTTGAATCTTGAATTACAGCAATAGAAATAAATTGTCCAGTAACTCCATTAGTAGGTGCAGATAAAGTTCTATTTCCACCTAAAGTTAATTTAGCAACTTGTTGAGTAGATGCGTTCCAAGTTACTGTTGCACCATCAGTTAATGTTGCTTCAGCAAAATATCCACCTTTACCAAATAATACATTTGAATCAGATAATGTTAATACAGTTCCAGTTGCAGAAGTAGATACTCCAGTTACTCCACCAGAAGCAAAAGATAATACACCTGAACCATTAGTAGATAAGAATTGACCAGAAGTTCCATCAGCAGAAGGAAGTGTATAAGTTAAATCAGCAGATAAAGAAGCTGGTGCTTTTAAACCAACATAGTTAGTTCCATTAGCTGTTGTTTCTCTAAAACGAACTTCTTTTTGATTATCTATTATTAAATTTACTGAACTTGTAGAAGCTGTATCTGAAAGAGTTAAAACTGTGCCAGTAGCAGAAGTTGAAAGACCAGTTATTGAAACTGAAGAATCTAACCAATCAACTGTGTTAGCTGTATAGTTAATTGTTGCAAGAGATATTGAATCAGCACCATCATAAAATTTTAAAGTAGGATTTGTTGCATTAGTTGTATCTAACCAGATTTGTCCAGCTACAGCACCAGTTGGTAATGATGTTCCTGAATTAGTTGTTTGAATTGCTGATAGTGCGTTATTTAAATCACTTCTAAATGAAGGGAATGATTGGTTTGCTATGTTATAATCGTGTTGGCTCATATTCTATCTAATATCCTTTAGCTAAATAGTCAAAAGTTTTACTAACTCCTGTACCACTACTGTTTTTAAATGCTACATTGAAACCATTAACAGTTTTACTTGAAATTGTAAAGTAATCTCCTGTATTCATTCCTTGTGCTGTTATTCCTACTGCATAACTTGAAGAATAAAAAGGTAAAGAGAATGTAACTGCATAAGTTCCAGTACCAGAAACAATATCATTTCCACTAAATATTCTATCTGGCATATCAACAGAAACACTTAAAGATTTAATAACTGGTGTAGAAGCTAAATCATCAGAAGTTAATACAAGTTTGAATTTTAAATATCTTCCTGAATAATCTCCAATAACAAAGTTTCTAAATGCAGTATAAGTTACTCCATCAGTAGATGTAGCTATTTGTAAGAAAGCAGTACAGTTAGCTGGTGTATCTCCATCAAAGTTAGAAGCTGCGTCATCAAAATCACCACTAGCACTATCAAATAAGTTGTCTATGTTGTCAGAACCTTGTGTAATATTTGCAGTAACTCTTGATGTATATGTTGCACCTAAATCTATTGGTGATGTAAATAAATAACTTCCTTCAGGATATAAGTCATAAGTTGTAACTCCTTCTTCAAAAAATGTTGCTGTTGCAGAATCAAATAAACCTGTTGCTGAATCAAATAGTTCTGATGAATCTAGTCTTAAATATCCGTTCTCATCTACATAGACATTAGTTTTAGTTCCTGCAAACGTAGGAGATTGTGTTGATGTTGCTATTGCATTATAATTTCCAACTGTTGTAACTGTTGTAGCTATAATAGATTCATTAACAGAGTAGTTACCATTTTTATCTACTGCTTTAATTAAATATGAACCAACTCTAGCAGGAACTGTTACTGATGTTGCTGGTCTTGCAACTTTTTCAACTAAAGAAACTGAGTTAGCCCACTCAGCACCAGTAGTTAATGTTGAATATCTAATTGTGTAATAAGCTAAATCTAAATCTCCAATTTGTGTCCAAGACAAATGTGCATCTCCACCAATTATATTACAAGCAAAATTTGTAACATCTTCTGGTGGTAAAGTTCCACCAACAATAACTCTTGATGCAGAAGTATATGTTGATGAAGCACCTAATGTATTAAATGCTTTTACTCTGACATTGTAAGTTTCTCCATCTATTACGTTTAATATTCTTTGAGTTAATCCTTTTCCTTGTCCAGCAATAATATAATCTGTTTCTGTGCTTAATTTATATTCAACTTGGTAGTAATCTACAAAAGAATCAGGAGAAGCACCAATAGTTACATCTAATGCAGTAATAACAACTCCATCTGAATATTGAATAAGTTGGTCATCTAAAGTAACTGAAGCTGGTGCTGATACATTATTAGGATTTGGTAAAGTTGTATCAGCTATCGTAGGTGCTTGTGCTTTAGAACTCCAAGTATAGAAATTATCTTGATGTTCAGTTAATTGCAAATCAACTGTACTATCTGAATTAATAGCAAGACCCATAACTCTAAATGGTTTTGCACTAAAACCACCAGTTACATAAGTTAAATCAACAATATCTCCTATTGTTAAATTTAAAGCTTCTGAAGTACATCTTAATTCTACTGCTAAAGCATTTCTTGATCTTCTTAATATAATCTCGCAAAGTTCTTCTGCTTGATATGGATTAGTAATATTTTTAAAATCAAATTGACCCTCTAATTTAGTTCCATTATCTTCTGCTAATAAAGTTGCATACTGATCTGCTACTGGTAAAGAAGAATCATCATAAGGTGGAAATGTGACTATATCCTCTTGCCAATTTTTTTCTGGGTTAGTGAATGTTCCTATAACTCTATTATATTTAGAATTTTTTTTCTCTCCAAGAATTTTAATACCACCAATGATATAATCTTTAGTAATACTTAATGCTGAACTTCCTGAATCTTCTATTATTAATTTATACTTACCTTGAGTATAGGTAAATATTGCTCTCATTGGATTTAATAGTTCTTTTACATTATCTATAACTTTTTGAGATGTATCTATAACTGCATTTGTAGTGAATAAATCTATTGTGCTTCCACTTGTATATGGTGTTACTTGTGTTTCACAAAGTGTTGCAGCAGTTTTAAATGAATCGTAATTAGTTTCAAAAGCAGAATTTGGTAAACCTTTTCCATATCTTGTATTTCTTAAATAATCTAAAAGTATTAATGCAGAATTGTCAGTATAAGTCCAAGTAGATGCAGTGTCTTGTCTATGAGAACCAGAACCACCTTTAGTTGAATCTAATCTTGGGTCATAAATTTTTTTACCTTTTAATGTTACTTTAACATCAGGCAATCCATTGAAAGCATCTTGATTCCAAGTAAATTTAAAAGCAACATAAGCTAATCCTGAAAGTTTATAATTAGAATCCCAATTTGTACTTTCGTCTAGTAAAGAAGAAGCTGATTGATTGTCTAATCCATAAAAACATTGTGCTGATATTAAACTAGCACCATCTTTATAAAAGTTAGTATCAGAACTTGATACTGTTCTTAATGTTCCATCTGTTAATGAACCAGACCAAGTAACTAATTTATCATCTATATAAATCTCATCAATAGATTCAATTCCATTTCCACCACCTTCGCAAAGAACTCCAGCTACATAAAGATATGTATTATTAGTTCCTGAGCTTTCAACAAATACTCTAGATATACCAACTTGTCTTTGTCCATACACAACTGGTATTTGTGAATTATTAGAATCTTTATTTAATAATATTCCTTGTGCTGCTTCATTGACTTGTGGATTGTAAGAAAACTTTTGTGGTTTAACAGGTTGTAACCAAGATATAGCACTTGATACAACTTTTGTTACAGTAGAAAATACTGATGATACTGCTTTGAATATACTACCCATTTAATCTTGCTCCTAAATTCCAACTTGGTTTAGTATATCTTACTTGATGCTTAACGATCTTATCATCTTTAACTCTTATCCATTTAATTGGTTTTTCATATCCATATAAGTTTGTAAAATGATCTTTAGTCCAAGCCATAATCTCTTTTAAATTTCTTTTAGCTAATGTTTCAATATGCCAAAGATTGTTTCCGCAATTCCATTCATTAGCTTTTAATATTCCAGTTTTCATAAATCTATGTTCTACTATATCGTTAAGTAATGCCCAGTTTGTATATCCAATAATTTCTCCTTTGTCTCTATGGAGTTGATATTGTCCAAGATTAAATGATGGAAGTATGTGATTAGCGATTTCTGCATAAGTGTGTTTATTATATTTTTCAAAATGTCTATAAACCGAAATAATTCGGTAGAAGTCATTCATGCTCTGCCCCATTTAATTTCTCTCACTGATTGTGATGCGTAATCAAAACCTTTATCAGTAGAGAAGTAAAGTTTTTGAGAATTGGTATTTGTTTTTCTACCAGCGACTTTATCAAAGTCTGCCCAATGTGAAGCAATAGAAATACTAACTTCAGAAGTTGTATCTGTTTCATCAATGTTAAAATTTTCTATTCTTCCTTCAAATAAAAGAAATGGGTCTGATATTAATGCTTGTGAATCGTTTAAAAATCCCCTGTATATATGTGCTGACTTATCCATATAATCATTATTAAGAAATAATGAAATTATAGTTTGATCTGCACCACTAAATTTTATAACTAAATCATTTACAGCTACTTCAGAACTTTCACTAGCATCTGATACACCAAGTAATAATGATGATGCTAAATAAGTATTTCCGTTAAATGTAATATCTTTATAATGATCTGTGTAATAACTTCCTGTGCTTACACCAATATATATTAGATTAACTGGATTTAATTTATTTGTTGCAAGTTCAGTTGTAAGAGTTGCACTTAATGATCTTGTCATTACAGAACCTCAATAAGATCAACTTCGTATTGGAATAAGTTTTCAGTTCCTATATTAAATTCTTGAATATCATTTGTTAATCCTAAAGTAAAATCAACTCCTGAATAAATGATAACTGCATTATCAGCAACATTTGATCTTAATGGTGGTTCAAAAGTTAATGTTCCTTGACCAGAACCATTTGATGATACATCTGAAACAACCATATAAACTTTAGTTTGTCCAGTGAATCTAAAATAGTCTCCAGCTTTAAATACTCCTGTTGTGCTATTTGCCATACCATCTATTGAGCAAGAAATAGCACCAGCACTAATAGCACCATTAACTAATATTGTACCACTTGCAACTCCAAGAGGTGTAGATATTGTTGGTGGAGCATAAGTAAAAGATTCTAATTGAGATCTTTGTTTCATTATGAAAGCATTAATAGGTGCAAATTCAGTTCTAGTCATTGGTGGAAAAGAAACTCTTAATCTAAATTTTTGACCATCAATTTGTCTTGCTTGTCGTCTGCCAGAAGTTGTTACAGAAACAATAGTATTTTGTTCTGAACTAATTGCTACAGAATTTGCTATTGGTGTTGAAGGAAATGTACCACTCATACTAAATTAGATTTACCTCTTGCGTTAAGAGCTTGATTAACAATATTTGTAATTGTTGCTCTATTATTTATTAATAATTCTTGTACTCCTTTAACATCTGTTGCATTAATATTAAAGTTTAAAACAGTTCCACCACCAAGTTTTTCAGTTGGAATTATTTTTCCATCAGTTTTAGGCATAAATACTTCTCTACCACGTTCTCCAACTGTGATTGGAACACCAGCTTTAACATCTCCACCTTCAGCAAATCCAAATAAAGTAGAACCTATATTAATTAATGTACCTAAATTAAATCCACCACCGCCACCACCACCGCCACCATAACTAGATTGTGCAGCTCTAGCACCAGCAATACCATTTTCTAATATTAATTGAGATTGTAATAAACTATTTTGTCTAGATAAACTGCTTAATCTATTTTCATCATATATCTGTCTAATTTTTTCAATAGATAATATAGCTAATCTTAATAACTGTTCTTCTATTAATTTACTTATAATGTTTACTAATATTTTTTGAGCAATTTCTTTCATTGTATCACCAAGTTTTTTTCCAAGAATAATTGATTCTGCAATTCCTTGAGATACAGATTTAATAGCACCAACAGTTCCTTCAGCTATTGTTTTATTTATTGACTTCCATTGATTTTGAATTGCAACTAAAGCAGTATTTAATTGACCATAAATTGTATCAATTAAAGTTGGGTCAGGTAGAACTTCTGGTGGTTTAAAATCAGTTGGTTTTTGTTCTTGTGTTGTTTTACCAGTTATAAAATCAGAGAATCCTTTTTTAGCATCTTGATATGCTTTTATTCCTTTATTTAAACTTTCAAGAGCATAGTTTAATCCTTTAACAAGAACTCCAAGACCAGAACCTAAATCTGATGGAGTTTCTTTAAATAAATTAATAAGGTTTGTTAATAATCTAAATGTTTCTGCTAATGTTTTGTTTAATCCACCTTCTCCTAATGAAGCAATTAATCTTTCAGATGCGTTAATTAAATCGTTAAATGAATTTGATAAATTTTTTGCTCTTATTTCTTCAGAACCTGTAAATGTTGTTGCTAAAGCTTTTTGTAATAATCCTAATACATATTGAGAACCTTCTGTTGTTTTCAAGAACTCCTCTATTGAAGCTTTGCTTAATCCAAATTGTTCTCTTAATAATTTAAATACTGGAATACCATCTGCTTCTAATCTTCTGAATTGTAATATACCAAGTCCACCTTCAGTTCCTTTAGTAAATAATAATATTAAATCATTTAAAGTTTCTAATGGTTTAGCTGTTGCAGAAGCAGTATCTGTAAAAGATTTTAATAGTTCTTTTGTAGGATTTATTCCTGATCTATAAAGCAATACAAAAGCATCTGATAATTCTCTTACGTTAAATCTAGAAGTTTCTGCATATTTAGATAAGAAGTTAAATGCTTTTGCACCATCTTCAGCAGAACCAGTAACAAAATCTAAAGATACTTTCATATCTTGGAAAGATGACATTAGATTAAATGTTCTTTGTACTATCTCAGCAGTAATAAAAGTTTTAAGTGCGTTTTGAAAAGTAAATAGACTTGTGCTTGTTTCTTTTAATGAACCTTGTAATTCTGTAAATGCTCTCTTGGTGTTATCAACTGCGTCTATGCGTATTTTTATGTTCTGATCTTGCATTATGTAGTTTTTCTTTTTCTGCCTTCACAGTAAAATAAGCTATCCAATAATGAAATTCATCTTGAGTCATCAAGAGAACTTCTTCCATACTCTTTTTTAATTCATGACCTAGTGCTAGTATGGAATAAAGCTCAGGGTCAAATCTTACTTTTTTTCAGCTTCCTCGTAAGAAACACCATTCAACATTTCTGTTGCTACTCTAGCTATAACATTTGCGTCAGCATTATTCAATAATACTTGTTTGTCATCTAGCTTAAATATTTTTTCACCATCAGAATTTTTGGCTTTTAAAACGATTGCATCTACTAATACTCCTAGATCATCATTCTTAGCACCTCTAAATAGGTTTCTTTTTTCTGCTAGTGTAAATGGTGTGCAGTATATTGTTAAAGGTTTGCCTTCCTCGCCCCACTCAGCAACCTCAATCTTTTTAACTCCTAAAGATTCAAATTGTGCCTTCACTCTATCTATTACGTTCATATTCTTCCTTTTTTAATTAATTTATTATGTTGCTGTTGATAATGTTAAAGCACCATTTCCTGTAAAAGAAATTGATGACTCAACTAATCCATCAAAAGAAGCATTAACTGATTTAGCTGTTACGATAGCTGAACCTGTATAATATTTGTCTCCTGCTGATGCACCTTCTGGGTAAACTTTTAATGTTATTTCTGAACCGACTGTTAAAGCTGTTTGTGCAGCATCTAATTCGTCCCAAAATAAACTTGCAGTACCAGTCCAGCTAGTTAAACCAGCTTTGTATGTTCTTGCAGTTGTTCCCATGTTAGAAGTCTCAATAGTTGCACCAGTTGTTTCTAGTGTATAACTTCTAAGTTCTCCTAAAGTGTCAGTTCCAATTTTAATTGTTCCTTCTGACCCTGTGTGTACGTTTCCTGCCATTTTATGTTCTCCTTGTTAGTATTATGGTGTACCAGAAGTGTATTGGTACATTACCCTCACTACCATTCTGATTCCACCGATTGGAAATAAAACACCCTCGTCAGTAGATACTTCTACGACCTGAGTATTTTTCGCATATCCATTTCTTGTTCTATCATTATTTAATGTAGTTTCAATAGTGGTTATGAGTTCGTTACGTTTGGTGTCAATATTACTTGTAGTTCCTTTGACATAACCAATTATAACAAAATCTGCTTGTGCTTGTCTTGTAATTGTAGAAGATGACATTGTTTCATCTGATCTTATTTCATTTCCTGATTGAATAAATATTGCTGGATATTGTTGCTCAGATAATTCATCAACATTAAAAGGTTCTCTAGTAATTTTTTTTAAAGTAATAGGTGATGTTACTGCTGTTAAAACAGAAACTATATTTGATGCTATATCTTCTCTTTTGCTCATTATCTATTTGTAAGTTTATTATATTCATTCATAAATACATTCATAATTGGTTGTAATTCTTTTTCTCCAACTGTGAAAAATTTACGTTTGTTATTATTACCCATAGCTTTAACAGCTTGAAATTTATTTGCAAAGTAAATGATTGCATAACTTGGTGTTGATCTTTGAGTCATATTAGATAACATTTGACCAGTAAAGTTTAAATCTGCATAAGCAACTTGTCTGCCTTTGCTTTTTCTAAACCCAGCATAAACTGAAGTATATTTTGGAAATTGTCTGCCTTCTGAATCTTGTCCAATAGCTGTTCTTTTTTTAATTAAGAACATTATGAATTCAGCAGTTCTTCCTAATGCTTTTTGTAAAACATTTGGTTGATTTATAATATCTCTTTGAACTTCTGCTGAGACTTCTTTTAGGTTATCTTCAACAGT